GTCACCAACGAAGACGCAGCACTGTCCAACCGCATGGTTGAAGACGTGCTCCAGCGGCAGCAAGTTGGTTGCGGCTTCAAGCTGTACACCGACAAGGGCACCACTGAAGCCCTCAGCCGCAGCATCGGCATGGATGCTGTACTGCTGAGCGCCAGCCTGAACATCAACCCCGACGATGCTCAGCAGGTGGAGATCACCTTCCGCCCGAGCGGCACTCCTACGTTTGACTTCAGCACCTCTGCTTGATCGGTCATTACATAGACCCCCGGCTTGCGCTGGGGGTTTTTTGTGCTTAAAGTAATAGCGAATCACTCATATTTATGGCAACCACGTCTGCACTGTCACGCCTCAAGAAAGCCGCCAACCTAACGCCCGTTAAGCGCACGGTTAAGTTGAGCGATGGCACTGATTTTGAGTTTTACTCGGCACCGCTTACAATGTCCGAACGTGAGCGGGCACAAAAGATGCCTGGCGGCGATGACCCCAATGGCTTTGCATTGAACCTGCTAGTTACCAAAGCAGTTGACGATGCAGGGCAGCGCCTGTTTGCTGCAGGTGAAATTGCCGAATTGAAAAATGAGGTAATGGATGCTGACCTGCAAACACTGATGCTTGCGATCATCACCAACCCAGAGGAGGAAGAGGTTGACATGAAAAGCACTCAAGCGGGAGCTAAGTAAAGACAACCTGCTGCTGCTGCAACTTGGTATTGCAAAAGAGCTTGGCTACTCATTGGCCAAGCTCAACCAAGAGGTAACGCTAGAAGAGTTGCTGGTATGGTCAGCCTATTTTGAGCTGCAGAACGAAGAGCAGGAACGTAGAATGAAGCAACGCCGTAGGTAGATCGTGTCGGTTGTCGCCAACGTTGCTATTAACGTTGACAGCCGCAATGCGGTCAGCAAACTGCGGCAGGTGCAAACGCAGTCGCAGGCGACTGAGCGTGCCGTAGAGGGCCTTAGTCGTGCATTTGGTGGCCTTGCCGCAGCATTTGGCGCTGGTTTTGCACTGACCAAAGTTATTGCAGATGTCAGGGAGCTTGATACAAATCTGCGACGCCTTGGCACTGTTGGCGTTGATGTAGGAAAAATCAGCCCAGCATTGTCGGCGCTTAGCAAAGAACTTGGTGGTGTCGCCAGCAAGGCTGAATTAGCAGCAGCATCGTATCAAGCTGCATCAGCAGGATTTAGCGATACGGCTGGCAATATCAACATATTGCGTGCTGCAACCAAGGCTGCAACTGGCGGCTTGGCTGATACGCAGGCAGTGACGGAGGTGCTGGTTAAAACCCTCAACAGCTATGGATTAGCGGGAGATCAGGCGACAAAGGTAACCGACAGCATCTCTAAAGCTGTTGAGTTAGGTAATCAAGAGTGGTCGGACTACACCAGTCAGTTAGGTCGCGTTGCATCCATTGCAGCACTGGCAGGTGTCAGCCTTGATGAAGTCAACGCATTCATTGCGTCTGCAACCAAAAACGGGGCCACTGCTGAGATTGCATTTACCGGCCTTGGCGCCACGCTAAATACACTGCTGCAACCTACAAAGGAAAGCCAAGAAGCAGCAGCAAAGCTAGGAATCGCTTGGAACTACGGCGGCTTGCAAGCAAAAGGCTTTACCGGCCTTATGGCTGAACTAGCCATAGCAATGGAGAAAGATAAGGAAACAACAGCCAAGTTGCTCGGCTCGCAAGAAGCCATGCGCGGCGCATTTGCGGCCAATGCTAAAGGCGGCAGAGACTACAAGATGGTGCTAGAAGAACTATCTGGCGCAACAGGTAAAACCGACGCCGACTTTCAAATACTAAAAGTCAGCCTTGACAATCAACTTAAGGCATTAGACACTGCATTTAAGAACCTGAGTGAAGCGCTCGGCACAGCATTTGGGCCAACTGTTGTAACAACAATTAGCGATGTTGCTACAGCTATTAACGCCATTGCTGATGCGTTAAATGCAGTGCCGCAGCCACTCAAGAGTGCAACTGCAGAGGCTGCAAAATTTGTCATTCAAATGCTGCTGGTGCAGAAAGCAATCCAAGCAATTATTGGATTGCGTGCAGCATTCATCGCCGCCATGGTTGGCGTGACCACTGCAACAGCCGCAAGTGGAACCGCAGCAAAAGTCAGCGCCGGATCGTTTGCACTTTATACGTCAAATGCAAGAACACTGCAAGCCACATCTATAGCCGCAACTGGCTCAGTTAGCGGCTTAGCCCTTGCACTTACAAGGCTTGCCGGCATTGGAATTATTACAGTTGGAATTAACTATGTTGTCACGCAGATAGGAGCAATATCTGGAGACATATCAGCAATCAATGCAAGTGAAGCTGCTGGAACCGCTGGCGGATTAGCAGCGCAACTCAAAGGCAAAGGCGCAGCCGAGCGCAAGCAAATACTGGCAGCGGCACAAAAGAATCTTGCAAATGATAAGAAATTAGCAAAAAGATTGCAACTGCAAGTAGCAGCCCAAGAGGCCGCGTCGATTGATAAGCCGGACCCATCGCAAAGGACAAGCCTTTTGGCGGTTCAAGCTCGGATCGCAACAAACCAAGCAAGGATCAAAGCAATACAGTCTGCGCCAGCGGCAACGGAAACTCCTACCGTTCCGACCGTTCCTACCGTTCCGACTGCTCCGACTGGCGACGGCGACAGCAAAGGCGCCAAAGGCAAAGACGATGCCGAGCGCAAAGCAGAAGAAAAGCGGCGTGCAGCGGAAGAGCTAGCCAATCTTCAAGGGCAGGTAGCACTTAAAGAGAAACTCTTTGCAATTGACAAGCAGATTGCAGTTGAAAAAGAACGCGGCAGTCTTGTGACTGCAGCAGCGCTGGAAATGGACAAGGCGCTAGAGGAGCGTCAAGCCAGAATCGCTGAGATTACGCGCAGCACAGTAGACCAGGCAACCAAAAATGCTCAAATTAAAGATGCAACGCTTGACGCAGACCAGAAAATATATGCCGTTCAGCAAGCTATTAAAGAGCAAGAAATAGAGCGCACAAAAGCCTTTGACCAAACAATTGCCGACCTTGATTTAGAGTTGGCATTGAAGACTGCCACGACAGAACAAGCGCGTGAGCAGTTACGCCTTGAAGCTGAAATTGCTAGGATTCGTGGCGACAAAAATCTAACTCCAGAGCAACAGCAAGCAATCATTGGGCGCAAGACTGAACTAGCTAGGCCTAAAACTGATAGGGAGCGACTGCAAACTGAAGTTGATGCAATTAAATTAAAATTAGCGGAGTTAACCGATCCAATCAATCTGGTCACTACCGCCGCCGCTGGCATCGGCGATGCGTTTGCTACATCCTTCAAGGGAATCATCAGCGGCAGCATGACCGCCAAGGAAGCGCTGGCTGGTTTCTTCCAGAGCGTTGCAGATCAGTTCTTGGAGATGGCGGCACAGATCATTGCCGAATGGATTAAATTGACGATCCTAAATAGCATCCTGTCGTTGTTCCCAGGTGGCGGCGGCGGTGGACTTGGATCAAGTCAATTCAAGCCCGGAAGCGGCCCGCAACTGGTTCCGTCATTGCCAGGCGCACAAGACTATTCCGGCGCATTTAAGAAACGTGCCAAGGGTGGCCCGGTGTCTAGCGGTCAGATGTACATGGTGGGCGAACGTGGTCCCGAGTTGTTCGTGCCAGGTCGCAGCGGCACCATCGTGCCCAACGACAAGATGGGTGGCGGTAGCACCAACGTGGTGGTAAACGTCGATGCCAAAGGCAGTAGCGTGGCTGGTGATGAGCAAGGCGCCAACCAGCTTGGCCGTGTCATCAGTGCTGCGGTACAGTCAGAATTGATTAAACAGCAGCGGCCCGGCGGTCTTCTCGCACGCTAATGGCTACGTTCCCCGACTACAAACCACGCGTTGGCGCCAGCAAGAACAGTGCGCCTAAGGTGCGTTCTACGCGGTTTGGTGACGGATATGAACAACGCGTACAGTTCGGCCTCCAACAAGACCCGAAGGAGTGGACACTGGAGTGGAATGTAACCGAGGAGGTATCAGACGAAATCGAAACGTTCCTTGAAGCCCGTGGTGGTTCTGAGTCGTTTGACTGGACGCCACCTGATACCAGCACCAGCTACAAGTGGGTATGCAGTGAGTGGCAAAAGACAATCGATGAGCCATTTCGCGCTGTTATTCGCGCCACTTTTCGCCAAGTGTATGAGCCGTGACCGCACCTTCACTGTGGCAAGCTAGTTACGCCTACAACGTCGGTGATGTTGTACAGGCCACGATCCCACCAGCGACGGGCTTCTTTTTCCGCTGCACGGTTGCCGGTACAACTAGCGCGACGGAACCGTTCTGGCCAACGGTCATTGGCAATACCACTGTCGATGGCACCGTTACATGGATGGCGGTCACCATTCTGTCAGGTGACTTCCAGACATCTAACCCCAGCGCAATCATCGAGCTATTTGAGCTGGAGCTGGTCACTGCCATCCATGGTAGCAACGAGGTTTATCGTTTCCACTCGGGCACCAACCTAGTCAACAACGGTGATGTGGTTTGGCGTGGCAATAGCTATTTAAAGTTTCCGATTGAAGCAGACGGGTTTGAATACAGTGGACAGGGGTCACTGCCACGGCCAAAGATCCGCGTTAGTAATATCTTCGGCACAGTTACGGCAATCATCCTTAGCTTGCCGGTTGGCTTAGAGGGCGCCAAAGTAACGCGCATCCGCACGCTGGCCAAATATCTCGATGCCGTTAATTTTCCGGTCAGTGGTGACGTGCTGTTGCTTGAAGATGGCGACATCCTGTTGCTGGAAGATGGTGGCCATTTCTTGCTGGAGCCAACCAATCCAACAGAAGATACCAGCGCCGAATTTCCGCGAGAAATTTTCTTTATCGACCGCAAAAGCGCAGAAAACCGCAACCTCGTTGAATTTGAGCTGGCAGCCAGCTTTGACCTTGCTGGTGTGCGGGCGCCCAAGCGGCAGTGCATCGCCAACCTGTGCCCATGGATCTACCGCTCCGCTGAGTGCGGCTACACCGGGACCAATTATTTCGATGCTGCAGACCAGTCGGTGCTGAGCGCATCTGGTGACGTATGCGGCAAGCGACTCAATAGCTGCCACCTGCGGTTCGGGCAGAATGCTGAACTACCGTTTGGTGGCTTCCCTGGCGTTGGTACAGTCAGCGGATGACAATGACCTGGCGCGACGCAGCATTGGATCACGCCAAAGCGGAACAACCCCGCGAGGCCTGTGGGTTGCTGGTGGTCATCAAAGGCCGCGAGCATTACATTCCGTGTCGCAACCAAGCGGCAGCACCAGATCAGATGTTTGTGCTGTCAACTGAGGATTACGCCGCAGCCGAGGATCAAGGCGAGGTGTTGGCTATTGTCCACAGCCACCCAAGCACACCGCCGCATCCATCACCAGCAGACCGCGCCGCATGTGAAGCCAGCGGCTTGCCTTGGTACATCGTCAACCCCAACTTAGAAGTCTGGGGCGAATGCAAGCCATGCGGTTATAAGGCACCACTGATTGGCCGCGAGTGGGTGTGGGCGGTGCATGACTGCTGGACACTGGCGCGTGACTGGTACGCCGAGCAGGGCATCAAGCTACGCGACTGGGAACGCTGCACCAACCCGGAAAACTTTCAAGCCAAACCGTATTTTGATGATCGCTGGAAAGCGACAGGCTTCCGCGAGTTGCTACCTGATGAAGAACTAGAAAAAGGCGACCTGCTGTTTATGAGCATCAGCAGCCCTGGCCTGAACCATTGCGCCGTCTACCTAGGTGATCAGATGATGCTTCACCATCTGCAGGGACGGTTGTCATCTAGGGATATCCTTGGAGGTTGGGCCCTAAAATGCACAGGAAGGAGGTTGCGTCATGCTGCGTAAGATCAAGCTGTACGGCGCCCTCGCTAAGTTTGTCGGCCATCGGGTGCTAGAGGCAGATGTTGCCACTGCTGCCGAGGCGGTGCGCTTTCTGCTGACCAATTGGCCGGAACTTGAAAGCCACATGGCGCAGCAGCACTACCGGGTTCACACCGCTGGCGAAGACCTGACGCTAGAAGACATCCACAACCCAATGGGCCGCGAGATTCAGATTGTGCCCGTGATGGCGGGCGCTGGTGCCATTGGGCGGATTCTGCTGGGCATTGCGTTGATTGCAGTTTCTGCATTTGTTCCCATTGCCGCTTTTGGAATTGGACTTAATAGTGCGCTCTTTGGCCTTGGCGCATCTTTGGTGCTAGGCGGCGTGGCGCAGCTTTTAACCCCTACACCCAAAACTGACGAAGACGAAGGCGACCCCAAAAAAAGCTTCAGCTTTAGCGGCATCCAGAACACCACGCGGGCTGGTGTGCCGGTGCCCGTGGTTTATGGCGAGATGCTGGTTGGCGGCATTGTCGTTAGCGCTGGCGCTGACATTGTGCAGGTGTCAGGCGTATGAGCATTTACGGCGCTGGTGGTGGTGGTAAGGGTAAAGGCGGCGGCGCCTTTCGTAAATCCACAGAAGCCAAAGACAACCTCGACTCAACGGCTTACGCCAAGATCGTCGAAATCCTTAGCGAAGGTGAAATCGAAGGCTTTGCCACGCCATCACGTTTGGGATTGACGCAAGGCACGACGCAATACATGAACGCGTCGATGAAGGATATTTACTTCAACAAGACGCGGCTGCTTAATGCCACTGCCGACAACACACTGCCGCAGGAATCCGACTTTAACTTTCAAAACGTCACCGTCGTGACCAAGTTTGGCACGCAAAGCCAGGCCTATGTGCCAGGGTTTGATGCCGTTGAAGAGGAGATCTCGGTTGGTCAGGACGTCGTGCTTGCAACGCCAGTCGTTAAAACTATTATTGACACTAACGTTAATGCTGTGCGGCTGACCATTAGCGTTCCGTTGCTGCAGAAGGTACTCGACAACGGCGACATCGTTGGCACGTCATTGTCGCTAGCGATTGCAGTTCGTTATTTCGGCGGCAGTTACACCACAATCATTAACGACACCATTTCAGGTCGCACGTCTGATTTGTATCAACGGGATTACATCGTTGACCTTGCTGGTGCGTTTCCAGTTGACATCCGCGTTAGCCGCACATCAGCAGAACCGACCAGCATCAAGGAGACCAATACCTTCTCGTGGTCTAGCTACACCGAGCTGATCTACAAAAAGCTTAAGTATCCGAACACTGCCTACGTCGCTACACGGATTGATGCTGAGCAGTTCAGCAACATCCCGCAACGCGCCTACAAAATCCGTGGCATTAAGGTTGCTATTCCGAGCAATGCAACCGTTGACCTAGAAACCGGCAGGCTCACCTATTCCGGTATTTGGAATGGAACATTCGGCGCTGCCAAGTGGACCAGTGATCCGGCGTGGATCCTATGGGATCTGCTCACCAGCAGGCGCTATGGATTGGGTGATCACATCCAAGCCAACACACTGGACAAGTGGGCATTTTTCCAAGCTAGTAAATATTGCGCTGAACTGGTATCGACTGGCCTAAATGATCCAATCAGCGAGCCACGGTTTAGCTGCAATGTCAACATCCAAACGCAAGAAGAGGCCTATAAGCTCATCAACGATATGTGTTCAGTGTTCCGCGCCATGCCTTACTGGGCGGCTGGATCACTGAGCATGATGCAAGACCGGGCAGCAGATCCGGTTGCATTATTTACCCTTGCCAATGTCAGTGAAGATGGCTTCACCTATGAATCCAGCAGCCTAAAAACCCGCTCAACTGTTGTCGTTGTTGGTTGGCTCAACCTGGAGCTGGGCGACATTGACCGGGAAGTGGTCGAAGATCCTGAAGGTATCGCCCGTTATGGCGTGGTGACTAAAGAGGTGACGGCATTTGCCACCACCAGCCGGTCACAAGCGCATCGCGTGGGCGAGTGGATTCTGTATTCCGAGCGCTACGAGACAGAAGTATGCAGCTTCACCACCAGCTTGGAGAACGGCATCATCGTTCGCCCTGGCGCTGTCATCAACATTGCCGATCCTGTTAAGTCTGGCGCTCGCCGTGCTGGTCGCATCAGTAGCGGAACCGCATCCACCGTTACGGTTGACAATGCAACTGACCTGCCAAGCACCGGCACCTTGAGCGTGGTGCTGGACGACGGCATCGTTGAATCGCGCACCATCACAGACCTGACTGCTGGTGTGTACACAGTCACGCCGCCGTTCAGCATGGCGCCACAAAATGGTGGCGTGTGGATGGTTGAAACCAGCGACATCCAACCGACGCAATGGAAGGTGCTGGGCATCCAAGAAGAAGAGGGCATCAATTATTCGATCACAGCCGTCAGCTACAACAGCAGCAAATACGACTATGTGGAGCGCGGCGCACCACTTGAAGCCCGCGACATCACCAACCTGAACGTGCCACCTGCAACACCGCAGGACTTGACCGGCACCGAGATTTTGTATCCGCTCAATGGTCGGGTCACAACAAAGCTGGCACTTACATGGAAGGGTGTCCGTGGCGTCAATGAATACAAAATTCGGTGGCGGGCAGAATTTGGCAACTGGACAGAGGTGCGCCAATACGGCCCGCTGTACGAGATCGAAGATGTCACAACTGGCAACTACCAAGTGGAGGTGTATGCAATCAGCTCCACGCAGGTGATCAGCAGCGCACCGGCTGAGATGATGTTCTCGGTGACGGGCGTTGGCGCGCCACCTGCCAACCCGACCGGCGTCAGCTTGGTGCCCATCAACGAAAGCACCGCCATCATCCAGTGGGATTTGGCAACAGACCTCGATGTGCTGATTGGCGGTGAAGTGCTGATTCGCCATGACCCGCGTGACATGCCAGCAGCGGAGTGGTCAACCAGTAACGCCATCGTGCAGGCAGCGGCTGGCAACCAAACCCAAAAGCAGGTGCCGCTGCTGGCTGGCACTTATTTCGTCGCCTTCCGTGATCAATCCGGCGTGCGGTCGCTGGTGCCGGTCGGCATCCATGCAGCATTGCCCACGCCGCAACCACGCCTAAGCGTGAAGGTCTGGGAAGAGCAAAACCTGGTGCCCAAGTTTGATGGCACCAAAACCAACTTCATTTACGACGCTGGCAAGGTTGCGCTGTACTTGAACCCAGCGACTGCGCTGACTGGCACCTATGTCTACAAGGACACGCTGGACCTGACGCAGGTTTATGACATCAACCTTCGCCGCCGGATTATTAGCTATCCGGTCAGCACGTCAATCAACTTTGATAGCGTTACGGGGCTGTTTGACGACCAACCCGGCAACTTCGATGGCAGCGACCTTGATCAGGTCAACTGCGTCACCTATGTCCGCACAACTAACGACAACCCAGCCGGCACGCCAACGTGGGGACCATGGAACGAGTTTGTCAATGCAGTGGTGCGAGCACGCGCCATCCAGGTGCGGGTGATCGGCGCCACCGAAAGCAACCTAGTCGGCTTGGCAATTTCAGACCTTGGCGCAACGGCTGAACTGCAGCAGCGGGTTGAATCTGGCAACCGCACTGGCGCCAACACCTACACGGTCACGTTTGCCCAGGCGTTTTATCAGACGCCGAACATCGTGATCAGCCCGTCGAACATGGCAACTGGTGACTACTACACCGTCACCTCTACCAGCCGCACCGGCTTCACTGTAAACTTCTACAACAGTGCCAATGCAGGCGTGACTCGCAGTTGCGATTACACTGCTACTGGCTACGGCAGAGAGATCGTCTAATGGCGCAAGCTGACCAGACCGTTCAGAACGATACATTCCCAACGGTCCGCGCTGACATCAACAACAACCTGGCCGCACTGTTTTCGGCTAACAGTGGCGGCACCGCGCCATCCACCACGGTGGCGTTCATGGACTGGATTGATACCAGCGGCGCCAACCCGATCTGGAAAAAGCGCAACGCTGCCAATAATGCGTGGATCACGCTTGGCACAATCGTCGGTAATACCGTCGCCTTTGAAGGCACGCTGCCATCGCAGACCAGCCAAAGCGGTAAGTACCTCACCACCAACGGCACTGTTGCAAGCTGGGGCGCAATCCCGCCCGGCTCTAGCAAGGAAGTTTTTACCGCCAACGGCACATGGGTAAAGCCCACCGCTGGCACCATTGCACTGATCACGCTATGGGGCGGCGGCGGTAGCGGTGCGCGATACGGAGGAACAGCCGGCGGCGGCGGCGGCGGTGGCGCTTGCGTGCAGCGGTTATTTCAGTTGTCTGATTTGCCCGGTTCTGCTGCGGTCACAATCGGCGCAGGTGGTGCAGCCATTGCATCCGGCACTGATGCCAATGGCAACGTCGGCGACCCCAGCAGCTTCGGCAGTTTGATGACTGCTTACGGCGGCGCTGGCGGCAGCCGCACCAATGTGGGAGGCACACTTATTGCTACTGGCGGCGGCGGCGGCGGCAGCCTGGCTGCTGGATCTAGCAGTACAGGCGGTGCTGGCCACGGCTCTACATTGACCGGCGGCGATGCAAACAATAAAGGCGACTTCGGCGGTGCCGGTGGCGCTAGCGGCACAAGCAATGGCCCGGCTGCTTTCTGGGGTGGCGGCGGCGGCGGCGCCGCTTCTGTTGGCGGTTCTGCCACTCAACGTGCAGGTGGCGACAGCCTGAACGGTGGTGATGGCGCAACATCCAACACCGGCACGGCTGCATCAGTGCCCGGCGGCGGCGGCGGTGGTTCTAATCAAACGGCAGTTGCCAGTGGTGCTGGCGGTGCTGGCCTCTGCATCGTCTACATCTGGTGATGACTATGAATTACGCAATCGTCGAAAACGGCATCGTCATCAATGTCACCGTCTGGGATGGTGAGGCGTCATGGCAACCACCTGAAGGTTGCGATCTGGTGCCATTGCAGGATGGCGCAGGTATTGGCTGGGGATATGCAGACGGCAGCTTTGTGGCGCCTGAAATCCCAGAAGCAGTAGAGTAGGCCATAAAGGACTGTTCCAGCAATGGCTGACCGTAAGATTTCGGATCTGACAGCACTGACTGCACCAGCGGCTGGTGACTACCTGCCCATCGTTGACATCAGCGAGGTTGCTGCTGCCAGTAAGAACAAGCGGATCACCATCGAGGAGCTGTTCCGTGGCGCGCCGCTTGGTACTGCTGCTGCACCAAGCATTGCCATCGAAGGCGACGAAAACACCGGCATCTACAGCCCCGGCGCTGATCAACTTGCCATCAGCACAGGTGGCACGGGGCGGTTGTTTGTTGATGCGAGCGGGAATGTTGGGATCAATCAATCCTCTATTACGGCTGTTTTTGGCAGAACCGTAAGCGCAACATTAGCCGGAACAGGAGCAACTTATCGCGTCGCTGGTACATCTACTGCTGCATACTTTTTTACTAGCGATGGACTTGGGTACGGAGGATTGCTTCAAGAAACAAACCATCCCTTTGTCTTTGGCACTAACAGCACAGAGCGAATGCGCCTAACCTCCGCTGGCCTTTTGGGTCTGGGGACTAGTAGCCCTAGCGTTCGTTTGCAAGTTCAAGATTCAATCGCTGGCGGTTCAGACAACACTATTGCAACACTGCATAACTTTTCGGACACTGGCGGAGATACACGCTACACCGGTCTCAATTTCAGGATTGGTTCCGATAATGGTACGTCAGCAATTCGTGCCTTTAGAACAAACAGCGCAAACAATTACGAAACTAACCTAAGTTTTTGGACTAATCCTTCAGGTGCAACCCAAACCCCAGTTCAGCGTATGACGCTGGACTCGACAGGTCGCCTAGGGATTGGCTCTACTGCGCCTAATTATGAGTTACAAATAAACGCAAGTGATGCCGTTAGCGTTATTCAGCTCACAAATACTTCCACCGGTACAACTGCGTCCGACGGATTGCTTATCTACAACAACGGTGTTAACGCAGTCATCTCCAACGAGGAATCTGGATTCCTAGGGTTTCAAACAGCGGGCACAGAGCGGGCCCGCATCGACACCAGCGGCAGGCTCTTAGTTGGCACGTCTAGTAGTCGTGCAACGCACGGAAGCTCTTTAAGTTCTGCCTTTCAAGTTGAAGGAACAACTTACAACACATCAAGTATCTCTGTAATTAGAAACCAAGGCGGATTTGGCGCCGGAATTACTCTTGCTGGCACTGGTGGAACAACACTGGGAAGTGTGACTGCCGTAAGTAGTGGCAACAGTTTGGGCGGTATTTCTTTCCAAGGCAGCGATGGTGCAAACTTAATTGAAGCAGCAACTATCGGCGTCAGTGTAGACGGCACCCCTGGCACTAACGACATGCCAGGCAGGATTGTACTGAGCACGACCTCAGATGGGGCGGCTAGTCCTACGGAAAGGATGAGGATTACAAGTGGTGGCGCAGTGTGGCTAAATACTACCACTGGAACCATTGGTACTACTGGCTTCGGCACTGTTTTTGCGGGCGATGGAGTAGGCAGCTTTAGAACTTCGCGCAACGTTAACGGGGTTGACCATGTCGCCATTGTCTCTGGCAATGCTGGCCTCTTTGTAGTAAGGGGCGATGGTGACTGCGAAAACACCAATAACTCTTACGGTGCGCTTTCCGACGTCAAGCTAAAAGAAAATATTATCAACGCTAACTCGCAGTGGAGCGATATAAAGGCACTCCAAGTTCGTAATTACAGTTTCAAGGTTGAAACTGGCTATAACACCCATACCCAAATCGGTCTGATCGCCCAAGAAGTTGAACTGGTCTCTCCTGGCCTGGTCAGCGAATCCCCCGACCGCGACGCTGAAGGCAACGACCTCGGCACCGTCACCAAGAGCGTAAATTATTCGGTGCTCTACATGAAGGCCGTCAAGGCGTTGCAGGAAGCAATGGAGCGGATCGAATCCCTCGAAGCCAAAGTTGCAGCCCTTAAAGGCGAGTAGTCACCTTCACTAGGCCGGACAACCGGCCTTGTCCAAACTGGGCGATCTCGCCTAGCATTCCATCAACCCCTTTTGACCAATGGCTGCTACACCTACCACCACCGTCACCTGGAAGATCGCTCAACTGGAACGCCTGACGGAAGACGGCCTGGTAATCACCGCCCACTACACCGTGGACGCCAATGACGGCACTTACTCTGCTGGTGCCTATGGCAGCCAAGGTTTCGAGCGTCCTGCAGAGGATGCCCTGATCCCCTTCGCCGACCTCACCGAAGAGATCGTGGTCGGCTGGGTGCAAAATGCCCTCGGCGATGAAAAGGTTGCTGAAGTTGAAGCGGCTCTTCAGGGTCAACTTGATGAGCAGCGCAACCCAACCAAAGCGGCAGGCGTGCCCTGGGCTTGACGCTAGAATCGGTCTAACGCGCCAAGGCAATGTCAGTTCAGCCCGGCATTTACAACATCCCGTTGCAACGCCGGGCGGACTACACCGTCACGCTTCAATTCAAAGATGCCTCGGCAACACCAATCAACCTCACCAGTTGGACGGTTGCCGCACAAGTCTGGAACAAAGCCCGCACCACAAAATACGCTGACTTCACTGTCACCTACACCAACCGCAGCACCGGCACGGTTGCCATTGCGTTGACGGACGAGCAGACCGCCACATTCCCGGATGAGGCGTATTACGACGTGCTTCTGACCAATCCATCTGGCCTGAAGGAGTATTACCTCGAAGGGCTGGTGTTTGTCAGTGAGGGCTACACAGCATGACCTCCGTCAATGTCACGACTGATGTCAACACCGTTACCGTATTGGATGATGGCGCAACGATCATCGTGACAACTGGCAGCGTCAGCAAAGACACGTTCGATGCACTCGAAGCGCGAGTAGCAGCACTTGAAGCACTTGACATCATGTTGCTAGAAGGCTGATGGCTGTCAAATCCAAGACTGGCGCTGCTCGCATTGAGCACAAGCCTGGCCCGCCAAAATTAACCCGTCAAGGTAATGGCGCACGCAGCAAGCCTAGTCATGGGCGTAAGTTACTGCGCGGTCAAGGTAAGGGTTAAACTGATACCATGATCGAGGTCATCGCTGCTGTTGCTGGGGCTTCCATCAGCGTTGCCGCGATGGGCGCAATGGGATTCACCCGTCGCAATGACGAGGCGCGTGATGCGGTCATCAGGTTGACTTCTGCTGTGGAGCACATTGCCACGCAACTTGAAGTGCTGCATACCGACATCAAAGACGACCGGCGGGAAACATTCCAGCGGTTGAATACGGTTGAACAGCGCGTGAGTAAACTAGAAGCACATCCGCACGGTTAACCGTGGAGTTTCTATCCCGTCCTGAATTTTGGATCATCGTCGCTGCTGCCAGCGAACTGATCGCCCTATCGCCTCTTAAAAGCAACAGCATTGTCCAGCTGGTGTTTCAGGTACTGCGTCTGATCAAGGCAAAAAAGGTCTGATCGGTTTCGGTAAAGCAGGTTGGCAGCGTAAGCTCGAATTTGCCATACGCCAGTGGTGGTTCGAGAAAACGCTGCCCGCCAAACTAGACAAAGCCGAAGCCGACTGGCACGCAACCCAACCACCTGCCACGCTGCCGCCTGTTGTGGTAGAACATCCGATTGACCCTGAGCTACAAACTGGCGAGAGTCAATTGCTCGGCGGTCCCATGAGTATCCACGCACCCTGGAAACGTGACTAACAAAATCCCCCTGCTTGATCTGTGCAAGTATTACAAGGCATTACCTCACCAGATGGCTGGCATCAGCGAGCTAGAGGAGGCGATCAACAAAGCCAACCCGCATATCCTCGGACGCGAGCAGGCGTGGTTCAAGACATGGAGCCAAGGCGGCAAGCAGCAGGATTACAGCCCTGCGGTAAAGCTGATCAAAGAATTTGAAGGTTGCCATTTGAGCGCGTACCCAGATCCACTGCACGGCTGGGACGTTGCAACCATCGGCTTTGGCACCACCCGCTACCAGGATGGTCGCAAGGTAAAGGAAGGCGACAAAATCACCGTGATTGAAGCGGACCAGTTACTACTGCAGGAAGTCGAACGCATCGCCAAGCATTTGTACGGCAAAATCCCGTACTGGAATGACATGCTGGTAATGCAGCAGTCTGCGCTAATCAGCTTTGCCTATAACCTTGGCGCTGGTTTCTACGGTTCCGCTGGCTTTGAAACCATCAGCAAGCGACTGGGCGAGAAAGATTGGACCGCCGTACCTGATGCGCTGAAGCTCTACCGCAATCCCGGCACCAATGTCGAAGCTGGGTTGCTGCGCCGTCGCGTTGCCGAGGGCAACCTGTGGCGTGACGAGTTGCCGTCGGCCAGGGTGACGCCATCGAGCCCATTTAGCGCCAAACTTACGCCAAACTTTACGCTTGGTGAATTTGCCTTAGGGCAGCCTGCACGGCGCTTCACGGCTCAGCATCAGGTGGATACCGCCATTGAGCTGGCCATGTTCCTAGAGCGTGTACGCACTGCATTTGGCGATAAGCGCGTCACCATTACATCTGGCTATCGCCCGCCAGCAATTAATCGATCCGTTGGTGGCGCATCAGCTAGCGAGCACCTGTTCGATGCAACTGATGTGGGTGCCGTGGACTTTTACATTGACGGTGCAGACATCAACAAGGTCCAGGCATGGTGCGATAAGGAGTGGCCACATTCGCTCGGCTATGGTGCGCCTAAGGGTTTCGTGCATCTTGGGATACGGCAAGGCCGACCACGCGTGCGCTGGGATTACTAGGTAGCTAAAATTACAGCAATGCGTCTGCTGCGGCATGGCTGACCAACTTGTATTTACATGCCGCAGGCAGCGACGATGCAGGGAAAAATTACCAGCAGAAGATTTGCAACGTGACCCATCAACTGGTCAGTTGTTTTGCAAACCTGGATTTTGCCCCAGCCATAAATACCGCGAAGACACTGACATCATCACACTGCAGCTTGAGGTGCGGCGGCTGCGTGATCAATTCAAAGTAGCAACAGCAGATCGTGAGCAGTTGCTCAGTCAACTTGCTGCAACGCAAGATCAACTGAATGCAGCACTTGACATCCGCGAAATCAATCACGTTGAACCGATTGCAGCTATTAACCCTGGATCACGGTCTGAGTCGGTTCCGGTGTTGCTGTGCTCTGATTGGCACTGCGGTGCAGTCGTAAAACGTGAATCAGTCAATCAACTGAATGCGTATGACGTCGATACGTTCCACGTTCGTGCGGCTGCATTATTTCGCAATGCCGTTAAGGTCATTGACATGGCACGCACCAGCGTTGACATCAACGCAATGGTGCTATGGCTTGGCGGTGATTTGATCGACAACCAGTTGCATCCTGACGCAACGCAGCAGCAAGACCTGACGCCAACGCAACAACTAGTTGAATGTGAACGCGCCATTGCCGCAGGCATTGATTACCTGCTAGAGCACGGCAAACTAGAGCGTTTAATTGTGCCATGCAGCGTCGGCAATCATGGCCGCACTACTGCCAAGCAGCAGAGTAATGCAACCGAAAACAGCTTTGAGTGGTTGATGTATCAATCATTGCGGCGGCACTTCCGCAATGAATCGCGTATTGAATGGCAGATCAGTGACGGCAACATCCTGTACATTGACGTGCTAGGCCAGCGGCTGCGTTTCCATCATGGCGATGCAGTGAAATACGGCGGTGGCGTTGGTGGCATCACGGTGCCGCTCACCAAATGGATCTATCGGCAGGATGTAGGCATCCGCGCTGATCATACGTTCCTAGGGCACTTCCATACATTGACGCTAGGCAGTGGCTTCAGCATCAATGGCAGTTTGATTGGCCCAACTGCTTACAGCTTGAAGCTAGGATTCCCGCCAGAACGTCCGCAGCAGTTGATGCGCTTCATTGATAGCGAACGTGGTTTTACCTTAAGTGCTCCCATCTTGACCGATTGAATGGATCATCGGATTGATGGTACTGATCTGATCCCTAAACGCAATGCAAAACACCAATTTAGACAACGAATCTTTGACGCATGGCAGCACTGCTGCGCATATTGTGGCGCGTCAGCAGATACGCTGGATCACATCAAGCCACGCCATAAAGGTGGCGCAACTATCGTCAGCAACTTAGTGCCAGCCTGTAAAACCTGCAATCGCCGCAAAGGTAGTCAGCACTGGCAGGAGTGGTTCAAGCTACAAAGTTTCTGGTGCGAAGCACTGGAGACACGGGTGCAACAGTGGATTGAGGATAACTGCTAAGCATCTGGTGATAAAACACTAATGCTTGCCAATCTTGCTGGTGTTCCTTACACATTCCAGCAACACATACACGCCAGACGTAACCAGATCCTGTGTATATTCTTTCGATAGTAGGTTGCGGCATGACAGCCACCAATTTCGACGGCTTGATTAGCCTAGGCCGCCCAGTGGGGTGTCATGCAGCTCCCTGCCTTTATTCAACATAAGCTTTAATCGAAGCATTGCGACACGCTCAATCTGCTGCAATCTGGCGCCTGATACGCCAGTTGCGCTCTCTAGTTCACGCCAAGACACTGGCTTTTGTAACCTGCGATTGACAATTACAAACTTAGACCTATCGTCAAGGTATTTATCCATTAGATCCATCATTTGTTGCGCTTGATGGCTAATGCTCAGTTCGTCATAATTAACCGTTGATTGCGGATCAGCAATCATATCAATTAGTGACACGCTATCGCTGGTTGATGGCACAACATCTAAACTGCAAACCGCATAACTGCGTTGCATTGCGTCATAGATTACGTTTATATCAATACCAACGCGATCTGCAATTTCTCTTAGTGTTGGCGTCCGGCAAAACTGATGGCCCAGCTCCGTATGCACCTTCGCTATTTTGGTCAGCAGATCATGCAGTCCAGTTGGTAGCCTGATCATTGAGTCATTCTGTGACAATGCACGTTGGATGCCTTGCTTGATCCACCAGTAGGCGTAAGTGCTGAATTTATACCCGCGTGAGTAGTCGAACAATTCAACGGCACGCGCTAGGCCGATATTGCCCTCTTGGATGAGGTCCATGATCTCAAGCGACTTGCGCCTTCGCGCTTCATACTTTTTTGCAACATGCACCACAAGTTGCAGGTTGCATTGGATGAACCGCTCACGCGCCCGTTGACCACTGCGCACCAGTCGCTTTTCTTCTGTGGTCAGTTCACGCTCCAGTTGCTGCAGCTCGCGCATCTTGGCGATACGCCTGCCATATTGGATCTCTTGGTCTACCGTGAGCAGTGGATACCTTGCGATCTCGTTAAGGTAGTCTTTTAAAGATGACATGATGAATCCATTGGTTCACACAATAGAAGCACAGTTTCATGGTGCTGCCAACGCAAGTGCATTACGTGAGCTGCATAAACGCGGCGACATGAATGGACTGCTGGAATACGCACTCTTGCTGGCAGAAGCAGAAGCCAGCCAGCGATCACAAATCCACTGGCTGACAAAAGAAGCAATGGCATCATGCGGCAGCATCCAACCCTGGCATCTCGACGCTGCGAAGGAACTGCTTGGAGGCTGACACCGACGAGTCGTTGTTGTAGTGCCCCACGTCTGCATAACTGATTGCAGGTTTGGTGCTCATGCGGAAAAATACCATCTGACCAATTTTCAGCCCTGGATAAATCGGCAGTGGCTGCAGTTGACGGGCATTTTTTAGCTCTAGCGTCAGGGCACTGCCATGCCATCCCGGATCCGCGTAACCGGCGTGCAGGTTTTCGTAACCCTCACGTGCGCGGCTTGACTTAAGAAAGAACAACCCAGCGATGTCTTCGGGCATGTTGAATGTCTCCATGGTCTGCGCAAGGATGAATTGCCCTGGCACCAGCTCGTAGGGGTGCTCGACGGTGTAGCCGCTGATGTCCAGCGGGATCATTTGGTGCGAGCTGACTGATTCAAGCATGACCATATTGCCAAGCCTTAAGTCAATACTGGCTGGGTTAATTAGGTCAATTTTGTAGTTTTCCACCATGCCTTTATTGGCAAGGGCGTTGATTTCGTGGTCAGCGAGAATAGTCATTGAGGTCTGGTAGTAGGTGTGCGACCGTGTCTAGCGGTGCCTTCAAGATCAGCAGCCATTTGTGCTGCAGCTCGGAGCATTGTACTAAGTGGAATGCCACGAATGGAACGCTCGGCCATGTAGCGTACCGCTAAACGGTAACCATGTGATGCGTTGCCATTGCCAAGTTGCTGCGCTAGTTTGATTTCCTCGTCTGTAACGCGGATGTTTAGCGTGCGGGCTCTAGCGCGTTTCGGTGCCAGTGCGGTTGGGCTCATGAGTTAATGAAACAATGCGTGATCGACCTGTCCATTTGATGTTGTATTGACTGAGCGTTTGCTCTGGATCTTGAACGGTGTACCAGCGGTGATCGCAAAATTGACAACGACGACGCCTTACCAATTGCTCAGCTTCAGTGCGAAAGGTGCAGACCACATAGGTGGCCCTGCCGCCACATTGAGGGCAGGGGATCTGTACGACACAGCCTCTAGGCATTGCCCTCCAACTCGTCGGCGATGGCGAGCAACCTGAGGCGGTCGATCTTGGGCACCAGTGCAGCGGCTCGCAGGGCGGCGGCCATGCCAGCCTTGTGTGAAAACTTGTAGCACCTGCTGTTGTCTTCCTCGTCGGGCGTCCAGGAGAAGTCTCTGTAGGCGCAGAGCACTGCCCAAGCGGCGGGGGAGAGGTCAGTCATCAAGGGCCTCCAGGGCGCGGCGTATGATAGAAACTTCAGTTGCCGTTAGCGATGCCCCTGGTACTGTCTCGCCGTCTTCTAACGCCATAAGCGCCTGCTCCTTCAAGCTCGGCGGCTTGGGGCGGCGGGCGGCGCGGAGCCCCAGCGCAGCGTCATAGCCGTCGTTGTCCCTGGTCAGTTCAACACACGCATCCAGCTCCTGGTCGGCGCCCCATTGGGCGGCGCGGGTGGCGATGTCAGTGGTGGCCTCGCCTGGCGCAACGACTGTGCCGTAGAACTCGGCTATCCACTGCTGCACCAGCTCAGGCGGTGGGGTGATGGGGTGGGTCATAGCTCGGCCTCCGATTGCATCAGCTCAAAAAGCCGCAACATGTGCTCAGCAAAAGCGACGTGGGTCATGACTGCATGAGTGCCGGGAGGGCGCCCGTAGGACGCCTCCCACCACTCCTTAAATGCAATTTCAAGGGTGGTTTGGTTCATTAGAAAACTGCCTCCTCTGCGGGGCTGCTGCTGCGAGGCATGAACTCAAAGCGGGCAATGCTCAGTACATGCTTGCTGCGTTTAGCGCCGGTTTCTTTGTCGCTCCACTCTTGGCGGCGAAGATTGCCACTAACAAGAATGCTGTCGCCTTTCTTGAGCTTATCGACGATCAGCTCAGCAGGCTTGCCCCATGCTTCGCAGTCGATGGCATTGTTAATCCAATTGCCATCTTTGTCTTTGCCTTCTTGAATGCCGCCAGCAAAGTTAGCGACCATGGTGCCGCTATCGAAGGTGCGCAGTTGAGGTTCGGTGATGATCCGAATAATGCCAGTTGCGTACAGACTCATGTCAATTAAGTGGGGTGATGGAATTGGCCTCTTCAAAGGCCAGTACTTGGGCTAGTGGATACCGAACCCGTGGCGTACCGGCAGGAAAACCGATACGCGGGATGGTGTAGTAAGTCGGGCCAATGTTGCGTGCGCGTTGGTTTTTTATGGCTGCTGGTTTCAGTCCCCAACGCGCTGCCAGTTGATCAGTTGTGAGATACGGTTCAGTCATCAGCGAATGGGTCCTCATCTGCGGGTGCGGCTAGGTCTGACTCTTTGGCCAGTGCAAGGCGCATCAACTCGTCGTTTTGCTCCTCGCTTAGGTCGCCCTTGCGGGTTTCCATGCGCTTGGTTACCTCTTGCAGTTTCTCCATGGTGTCAGCTTTGGCAATAGCAGCCTTGCCAGCGGTGAATACCTTGGCATCACCTGCAGCCTTGGCGGGCAGTGCTGGTGCAGCGGTCACGGTGACAGGCTCCACTTCAGCTTGCTGCATCTCGTCAGTGCTGTAGACGCCGGACATGTCAGCAGGGAATGCCTTGCGTAGCGCCAATGCCTCGGAGCATTTGGCGATCATTGCAGCACCCATCTTGGACCATAGGCCTTGGCCGGCGTTGTAATCGGCAAAACGGGCGACACCCACAAAAGGATGCTGGCTGCCTTTGCGGTGGATGACGGTCTTGGCCGCAGCAGGTGGCTTGCTGCCAAGCCATACATCCGACCATTGGCCGTCTTCACCGCACCAGTAGGTCTCGCTACCGTCCAGTTGGCCGGTGCGTTCGGCAATAGCACGCAAGCCGTCGATGCCGGCCTGGATGGTCATCTTGCCGCCACGCTTGATGGCGTAGATCTGTTTAGAGAACGGATCCAACCCAGTGCGCTGGCAGGCATAGGCAAACAGCCGCAGTTCGTCATTGCTGCACCCTGGCGCAATAGTGGTGCTGATCAGTTGGGTTTGTTCTTGGGTCCAGAGCGTGATACTAGAAGTCATCGGAAGTCATGGTTGAGTCGTTGCGCAGTGCCCATTTAGGCATTGCGATGGTGTCGCACGTGGTGGTGTAGCCCGGCCATTCATTGATGGCACGGCAGTCGCTGATGGTTTGCAAGCCGATGCGGCATTGTTCAGCGCCAGCGGCCATGGCGTCAGCATCCAGCTCGTACACGCCAACGGCATACGGATAGGTCTTCTCCACTGCGATGAAGACAAACCGATCCGCGAAGGTGCCGTTGAGGTAATGAGCGGCTTGCGTATGATAGCCGAAGGTGGCGCAAGCGCGAGCAAAAGCACCGGGGCTTGCGTCCTGGCAGGTCTTAAGGTCAACGATGGTGTTGCCTTGATACCAGTCAGGGCGGCATTTGCACCGTTGGCTGGTTGCCTTGTCATCCCACCAGAATGACTGCTCAGCCTTGCCATCAGCCAGTAGCGCTGCAGCATATGGATGCTCGCGGACACTGGCGGCCATGCTGAGTGCTAGCGCCATGTCGGAGCTGGTGACGGCTTCAATGCCATCAGCGGCCATGCGTTCAGCCTGCTCCTTGCCGGCTTTGGTATTGCGTGGTCCGCAAACGCCATAACGCTGCAGCAACTCATCAGGCTCTAGCACTGCGCAATGGGCAAGGCTACCCAGCCGCATTGCTGCGGTTGGCTCAACCACTGGCCGCTGCGGGTTGAGGTAGCGACTCCAGTAGTGGTGTGGCGACTGCATCACTGCCTTCAGGTGGCTGGCACTGATGGCTGGGTCGGCGTGGTACTCAGCGTTGCTAGTCATACCATCGCCCCACTGCGCAGGCCTTGGTGCAGCCTGCTGGCGGTGCCGTAGGTGGCGACCATTTCAGGGAATGCGTCAAGGATGCGTTGCTTGTTGCCCGGATCTGCCTTCACGCCAGCTTGGCCGAGGGCTTGATAAAAGCTGCCGCCGTATTGACAGGCGGTAGCGAGTGTCCAATAGATGTCAGATTCGCTCATGGCTTCAAGTTGGTATGGCAAGCAGGATGCTGGTGATGCGCCAGCGTGGCTTGGTCACGGCCACCGGAATAGCCAGCGGCGTAGACGGCAAACATCACCACCAAGACGGTGATGCGGTTGATCCAAGGGTTGTTGATCATGGTTCTCGGTTTGGGATGCCGGTTGTCCGGCTTGCGTGCATCCTACACCCTGCGCCGCCCTCGTCAACCCTGTGCAGTCACAATGCGTAACGCATCCTCAACTGACCTAGCCACGCCAGCAATGCCACCCGCTGCCTGCACCGCATCAAGCCACTGCTGCTGCTCTGGCCGGAGCCTGCCGGTAGCGGTCTTCACCTCTATAGAGGTAAACACTGCCACCTGCTGGCCAACCATCTCTGGGGTGATCGTCACCGTGCGCCAGCCGATCAGGTCAGCGCTGCCTTTGCAGAGGCCAAACTGCACCGGGCGACCATTGGCGTCCCGCAGCGTGCCGGTGTTATTGCGGAACAGCCTGGTAGCTCCGGTGCTGCAGGTCAGGCGGATGTGTTGCTGGATGCGTTGCTCGCTCAAGCCATACCGTGTCTTTTGGCGAGCCTAGCCTGATACACCCGTTCCGCCCATCCTCGCTTATAGCCGCGTTGCTGTGCTAGTTGGCGGAGGGCATCGAGGCTCTGCGCAGTGCCTTGCTGGCGGCGCTCAGTACGCGCTAACTCTGATTTGGCAATGCGGATGTCATCAATTGATACGCTCCATGCTTTGCCAGATGCGTCATAACACCTTGCCCGACCATGGTTCTTTTCCTCTTCATATAGCTTTCCAAATGCCCAGCCTTCCACCCAAGGCTTCCTCGACTTCCCGTCAAATCTTCTAACTTCAATAGGATCTCCAGTCTTAAAAGCCTGCTGCCTCTGAAGCTCCACCAGCTCACCCTCAACCTGCTGCAGCTCGCGTACCTCAGCGGCAAACGTATGGCCGCACTCACCGCACTGCTTAGCCTGGCTGGCCATTGCAGCGAAGCACTGCGGGCAGACCTTGACCGATGGCGCTTTCTCCCGATCCCGCTTGCGCTCGCCATCTAGGCTCCACTCACGCGGCTCCAGATGGTGGCCCAGCCTGAGCGTGTTGCCGACGTGATCCAGAACCACTGCAGCAGCCTTACCAGGTGATGGCCTTAGGCAGCGACCGATCATCTGAAGGTGCAGGCTGGTGGATGCAGTAGGCCGCAACAGGATGCAGCCGCCGACACTGGGCACGTCCACGCCCTCACCAATCAGTGCGCAGCTAGTCAGGACCTTTAGGTTGCCAGCACCGAGGTCGCTAAGTAGTTGGCGGCGCGTGGCAGTGTCCATGTTGCCGTCGATGCTGGCCGCAGCAACGCCAGCCGACTGGAATAACCCAGCCACCGCCTCGGCATGGGCCACTGAGCAGCAGAACGCAATTGCAGTCTGGCCATCGAGGTGCTTGCGGTAGTGGGACACCGCATCACCCATGATGGAGCCAATCCGGTGCTCAGCCTCTTTGGTGTCGAAGTCGCCCATGCGTTTACGCAGGCCATCCGCGTCAAACCCAGGCGGCGCTAGCACCTTGGCTGCAGCAAGGAATCCTTCATCCGTTAGCTGTTGCGCTGTTGGGCCTTCAACCATCGCTTCGTAATGCTCCCCCAGCCCACGGCCATCACCGCGTATCGGCGTAGCCGTAACGCCAAGCAGCTTGGCGGCTGCAAAGTGCCCGATGGTCTTGCTCCACGTGCCAGCAGTGGTGTGGTGCGCCTCGTCCACCACTAGAAGCTGGAAGAAATCTCTCGGCAGCAGGTGCAACCTCCGGGCTACGGTTTGGACGCTGGCAACCTGCACGGCATGGCTTAGGTCCATTGCTTTACCAGCACTGATGCGCCCATGAGGCACTGTCATCGCCCGACTGGCTTGATCCAGCAACTCCTGCCGGTGAACTAGCACCAGCACGCGGTTGCCCTTTTTGGCGGCTTGCTCGGCGATGTAGCTGAAGCACACCGTCTTGCCACCACCAGTCGGCAGCACAGCTAGGACTGATTTATGCCCTAGCTGGTACTGCAAGCGAATGTCGGTGATCAGTTGTTGTTGATAGGGGCGGAGGTTCATGAGTTTATTTTGTGTGCGGCTATGACGGCCTAAACGCTATAAACAGCGTGACGCATTAAACAGCCGCAGGGCAATAGTTATGCAAATGACTATGACTGCGTAAATACGGCTTTGCCGTATGAAGCTCTAAACAGTCATTTGCTCATTGATGTACCGTTTCATTGCGTGCAAGGTTTTCACCATTGCAGCTCTATAGTTGCGCCTGTGAATTAACCATTTAGCGTGCTCATCCGGTTCTAGCTCATGCAATCGCTTGTCAATCTTGCCGCCAACGCGGGTACCAAGGTGCTTAATCACATCATTACGAAAACCCCAATACATAATGTTTGACCTTGCAACGCCGCCGCGAAAATGATTTGGCTTTTGCTTTAGTAATTCATTCATTACAAACTTCACACCAGGCTGCTGCCCATAAAAAGCACGCGGCAAACCATGCCAGTCCACAAGTGCAGCCCAAAGGCTTAATCCTGAACGACGCGAGTCCTCGCCTAAGTACCATCGGTTTATATCTCTACAGTCGCTGGATTGCGCTCCATACATATTCCAAGCCATAAACATGCTGCCGTGCCTGCCTTTGGTATTAAATATGTGAGCCGCAGGGCACTTGTCTGATTCGTAATCAATTCTGGCTGCGTTCAAAATATCATTTATATCGTCAACCTGCTGATGTGCCCATTCAATACGCGGCGGATACGCAGGCCTTGGTCTGAAATACTGCATACCCTCCAAGCCGCGCTTGCGGACTATTTCATAAATAGTTTTAGCATCAGTTTCATCTGACTTTTCGCCCATTTTTAGCAGCGAGCGCCACTTTGGCGTTTGCGAATGAAACCAAAGCCGAATCTCAATGTTGCGCAAGGCTGCGGTATCAGCTATTGCAGCAAGCTGGTGATATTCAAATACCTGGGCTAAGCTGCGGCGCTTTGGCTGCATGTGTGCATTTTCGATGACAATGGTGTCAAAGTCATCGGCAAAATCAAGTGATGCAAATTGTTCAGGTCGCAGCCTTAGGTATCGACCGTTAAAGCAATGAAAATAACCAGAGCCGTAATCACAGCCCCAAGCCGTGTCGCCAGAAAGGCGTTGCTCTGCGGGCTCTGGTTCAAATGAAAAAAGTGATTGCTGCATGGTGCTGACAGTTGTTGCGGTCTGAGAAGCTAAACCGCCTAGGTGGCGATGATCAGGTAAAGACCGCTGAACACTTGACACGGTAACCCCTAGGGCTACACTTGTCAAGCAATCCGCCAGCAACCCATGCAGCTCAGCCGACCATTCAGCCTTAGGCTTAGCCCAGACCTGCTGCAGTGGCTGGATTCTTGGCGTGCTGACCGCATGTCACGCGGCACTGCCATTCGCTTGCTGCTAGAGCAATCCATGCGCCTGCACCGTGACGGCATCCTGCCGGCAACCAAATGACGACCCTTGATGAACTAGCCCGTCTGCCTGACGGGTGGGGTTTTGTTGCGGTTGATGGCGAAAAGCGCCCATACCAGCCCGAATGGCAGAAGAAGCCGCTATCCAAAGCCAAGTTGGCCGCCGAACTAAAAGCCGGTCGCGCTCGTGCTATCGGCGTTTGCTGCGGTGTCCCATCCGGTGGTTTGCTGTTCCTTGACCACGACGGCAAGTCAGCTAGCACCATCCTCCGCGACTGGGGGTGCCCCATGTCGTCGCTGCCACGCTCGTGGACTGTCACCTCAGGCCGCGACGGCAGGTTTCAAGTCATCTACCAAGTGCCAGAGCACTATTGGGATGGCATCGCCACACGCAAATACAAAACCGGCGTTACCGATGCCGAAGGTAAGCCCGAGCAGGTTGAACTCCGCTGGACCGGCTGCCAATCCGTTGTAGCAGGGGACCACCCGCTCACGCCCGGTTACCGCTGGGTCCGTGGTTACGCTCCTGGCGACTTGCCCATTGCTGATGCACCGCCCGAGCTACTGGAACGGATGCTCAAGCCCGTTGCTGCTGTAGTGGTAACAGCACCGGAGCCGCGTGCTACTGCTGGCACCGATGACACCACTAGGGCGCGGTCATACCTCGATGCCTTAGATGCCAGTCGCGCTGACGACTACGACGACTGGTTAGCCGTTGGCATGGCGCTCCACAGCCTCGGTGATGATACACTCCTAGACGACTGGGAGCAATGGTCAGCGCAGTCCGGTAAGCACAAACCCAGTGATTGCCAGCGCAAGTGGCGCAGCTTCAAGAAGTCCGGCATCACCCTCGGCACCCTTGGCGACATGGCCAAGAAAGACGGCTGGCGGAGTTCCGCCGTTGTCAAGCGCGTTGTGGGTGGCAAAAGTCGTGAGGATGATACCCCGCCAATCATCACCAAACCGGAGAAGCTGGAAACCGCTGAGCTGTTGGCATTCCTGCGCAGCAAATGCGATGACATCCGCTACAACATCTTCACCCAGCAAATTGAAATCAAAGAGCAGGTTGTAGAAGGTGCCGACCGCTTCTACCTAAAGCTGGCGGAAATGGGTTACAAGGTCAGCAAAGAGCTTGCAATCGACTGTCTTGTGCAGGTAGCTAACGAAAACCCATATGATCCCGTCCGCGAATACCTCGAATGGTGTGCTAACAGCACTGAGCCGACATATATCGACCGCCTAGCCACCACTTACCTCAGGCCCGATGATGAGGTCCAGCAAGAGCCCACCATCTACGACGAGATGCTAAAGCGCACCCTTATCGGTGCAGTAGCCCGTGCCTTTAATCCCGGCTGCAAGCATGACACCGCCTGCGTCATCATGGGCGATCAAGGTGCATACAAATCCAGCTTTTGGCAGTGCCTAGGTGGTCCGTTTTTTAGTGATGCGCTTGGTGACATCACAACCAAAGACGACATCATGGTGCTCCACCGATCATGGATGATGGAATGGGCAGAGTTGGATCACATCACCAATCGCAAGCACGCCGGACAGGTTAAAGCCTTCTTATCGCAAGCGGTTGACCTACTCCGCGTGCCCTATGGCAAGGCTGTTGAATCATTCCCACGCCGTGGCATCATCGTTGGTACAACTAACAAAACCGCTGGCTTTTTGGTGGATGAAACCGGCAACCGCCGCTTCTGGGTTATCCCCACTACCAAGACCCAGCAGGACCAAATCAATACCGCTGCACTATTGCTAGAGCGTGATGCAATATGGGCTGCTGCTGTCAAGATGTACCGCGATGGTGAGTCCAGTCGGCTACCTACTGCAATGGAGGATCGCATCACTGAAGAGAACAACACCTACCTAATCGACTCCCCATGGCGTAGTCCCATCATTGAATATCTTGACCGTCGCGCAAGGGTTGAACTTCTCACATCTGAGGAGATATTGGAGTATGCAATTAAGAAGCCGCTAGAGCGTCAAAGCCGCGCTGACCAGATGCAGGTGGCATCCATTCTCAAGGATCTTGGGTGGGTCAAGAAACGAGAGGCGACAGGACGCCGGAGGTGGTATTACAGCAGGTCAGACGGTTAGACGGCAGTCAGCCACTGGCTTTTCGCCGTCCTAACCTCCCAACCCGACCGACCTACCTAGAAGAGTTTCCCTAACCCCCCTCCTCCCCCCTTTTACTTATTCTTCTTAAGAGGTTAGGTTGGTTAGACGGTTAGGTAAAGCCAGTCCACGACTGACGTCTAACCGTCCAAACCTCCGAAAACAGGTCAGACGGCTACAAAATGCAAGAAATCAAAGTTCGATTTAATCCAGAGGACATCCAGCACTTGGAACGCCAAGCCGCTGCCGCTGGAACCAACCGCACAGCGCTCATCCGTGACAGAGCGTTAAGCGGTGGCTTGCCACGGTTGACCACGGTGGAGTACCATGCGCTCGTTGCCGATGCCGTGTCCTACATGCGCGGCGACCTGCCACGCCTTCAAGTGGAAACCCTCGTCGCATATGTCATCACCCGACTTGATCAACATCAGCGCCAAGCAGACGCCAGTCATCAACCGACTCCATGAAGCCATGACGCAGGCACTCGCCTACGCCCATGCCATTCGTGATAATGCCCAAGATGACGCCACACCCATCCCGCTGGACTTGGTTGCATCCTTTCAAGACTCCTATGAACAAATCATTGCCGCCCTTGCTGAAGCAGCCAGCGTCTGATCCGGTTAACCACCCCAGTCACTACACCGCTGGCACCATCGAGTGCATCGACGCTATCCAAGCTGCGCTCACCCCTGAGCAGTTCATCGGTTACTGCCGTGGTAATGCCATCAAATACATCTGGCGCACTGATCGCAAAGGTGGCGTCGAAGATTTACGCAAAGCAATCTGGTATCTCAACCGTGCAATTCACAACCTGTCAATTTGACCTCGACAACGCCCTCCGCACCATTGCACCAGCGGTTGGCGTTCGCAGCAGCCACCCCATCCTCGACTGCTGCCTCATCACTGCAGCCAACGGCACTATGTCCGTCACTGGCTTCAACCTGGACCTCGGCATCACCGTCACCGCACCAGCGTTAGTGGAGACTGCTGGCACCATCGCGCTGCCGTATCGGCTCTTAGCGGGCCTTGTGAGCCGCATGGAGGCCGATGAGGCCGTCACCGTGCGTGATGGGGCTATCACGGCTTCTGGCGCGTCCTACGGCCTTGCAGCGGCTGATGCGGATGATTACCCCGCAATGCCTGCGGTAGAGGCTCCTGGCGCCGAGCTGGCCCTATCGGCTGGTGTCCGCGCCTGCATGACCTGCGCCAGTAATGACGCATCCAAGCAACTTCTCCAAGGCATTCACCTCGCCAATGGCCATATGGAGGCCACTGACGGGCATCGCCTTATGCGGTACGCGGTAGACCTGCCCGCTGGTATTGATCTAGTCCTACCCGCCAGCACCATGCGGCTGCTGCAGGATCACACCGTCACCATCGCCCATGCCGGTGGTCAAGCCGTCATCACAACCGACGACAACATCACCATCTACAGCCGCATCCTTGATGGCACATACCCCGATGTAGCCAAGCTCATCCCGCCAACCTTTGAGCACACCATCACCCTTGATCGCCTTCGCCTTACCCGTGCGCTAGAGCGTGTCGCCATCATCGGTGAGGTGGTCAAACTAGAGGCCACCACTGGCGCTATTGCCATCACCGCTGAAGCTGATGCCAACAATGGCAAGGAGTTACTAGCAGCCGATGGCACCGCAACTGGCACCTGGGCTTTCAACGTTCACTACCTCCTCGACGGACTCAAGGCTTTCAAGAGTCATGACGCCGTTACACTCTCCGCAAATGCACCAACCACACCCGTGGTATTGACGCCTGCCGGTATCGATGGTGTAACGTATCTGATAATGCCTGTGCAAATTCGCACTAAATAGGTGGCCAAAAAAAGCACCAACGTGGAGATCGACGAACGGGTAAACACCGTTTACGATCTCCTTTTGCGTGCTAACAGCAGGACTCAAATTCTTCGCTACGCCGCAGAAACCTGGCAAGTCTCTGAGCGGCAAGCCGAGCTCTACATGTCTCGTGCTCGCCAACTAATGGCGCTTGATGCAGAGTTAGAACGCCCGCAGTGGCTGGCTGCTGCTGTAGCTCGACTGCAAGATTACGAGCGGCTGGCACGAGATAAAGGCAACCTGAGCGTTGCCATCAAAGCCCTTGAAGACCAAGCCAAGCTGCTGCGATTTGAGATCTCGTAGACTGCCGCCATGAGTTTTTGATGCTATGGCCCGCCGCTACTCCCGAGACAACCGAGGCAGGTTTGCCGGCAGCGGCGGTGGCGCTACTGCGAGGGGCGGCAGGCTCAAGACTGCAGCAGGTAATAAGCGCAAAACGCAGACCATGCAGGCAGGTGGCGCCAAGGCGGCGGGCACCATCAAAGGCAAGGTGAAGCGCGACCCTAACGCCGCTGGGAGGATTGGCAAAGCCAAGCCAGCAGCAGCACCGAAGGCGGCTAAGCCAGCACCGAAAGTTGATACATCCATGAAGGGTGTAGCCGCACGCCGCGCCCGCGCCTTGGCGCCACGCACATCCACTTACCTTTCTCAAAAACTCAACACTCAAAGCTCTATCACTAGAAGTGCGGCTAATGCTATTTACAACAAGCAAAGATCTGTTGGCAAGCAACTTGGACTAGATAAAGCAGTTATTCGCAACCCGATTGGGATTATGCCTAAAACTTCTGGAAGCACCCGCAACAGAGCTGAACAATTAAGAGAGGCCGCCAGGAAGCGTGTTGTCGGTGGCCGCAGACGCTGACTCTGCTAAGCTCAACCCGTTACGACCTCACAATATGGAAGCCTTTCTTGAAGCCCTAGCTACCTTGATCGACGAGCATGATGACCTTACGGTTATTGATGTTCTCGGTGCATTGCAGCTAACGCAGCAGCGCATTGCATTGGATGCTTTGCTAGGTGATGAGGACGCAGAATGATTACCGCCGTAGGTCGCCTTCTTAAGCCCAAAGGCGACGAGCCACGCCTACATCATGTCATTGCCGTGGCACCTGACGGCACGGCTAAAACCGTAATCCGTCGCGTGCTCAAGTGAGCTTATTGGCCGGCATCTGCCAACCCGGCAGCTTGCTGGCCTTTATGGATGTTGCTACGCAAGAAGACACTGGCGACCTACTGCAACGCATCCGCGCAGACCTGCATCCAGGGCAGCTTGCATTTGTGGATGACACTGCAACGCAGATCATTGGCATCTCCGCTGGCTATGGCGCCGGCAAGACACGGGCATTGTGCGCCAAGGCGGTGATGCTGGCTGCAGCTAATCAAGGCTTCATTGGTGCGGTGATGGAACCAACCGGCCCGTTGATTCGTGACATCTGGCAGAACGATTTCGAGCAATTTCTAGAGGCGTATGAGATCCCGTACACCTTCCGCGCTAGCCCGTTGCCGGAATACATGCTGCACCTGCCAGGCGGTGACACCAAGATCCTGTGCCGCAGCTTCGAGAACTGGTCACGCATCATTGGTTTGAACCTTGCGTGGGTATTGGCGGACGAGATCGACACGGTAACACCCAGCATTGCTAACAAGGCATTCCCTAAGATCCTTGGTCGCTTGCGGTCTGGCAATGTCCGCCAGTTTGGCGCCGCCAGTACACCAGAAGGCTTCCGCTGGATGTGGAACACCTTCGGCAGCGAAGAGGCACAAGGCCGTGAGGATCGCAAGCTCATCAAGATGCGGTCAGTGGATAACCCACACCTGCCGCCGGACTTCATCGAGCGGCTGCAGGCCAACTACGACCCGACCATGTTGCGGGCATACCTCGACGGCGATTTCGTCAACCTTGCTACTGGCACCGTTTACGACCGCTTTGATCGCAGCAAGCATGTAACCAGCACGCTGCCCGACATTGACCGCGAGCCGCTCAGGGTTGGCGTTGACTTTAACGTTGGCAACATGTCCGCCATCATTGCCGTGCGCATGGGCGATAGGTTGCTGGTCATTGATGAAATATCAGGCGCACATGACACCGACGCCATGGCGCAGGAAGTCGTCAGGCGCTACCCGCATCGGCGGATGTACGTCTACCCCGATGCCAGCGGCGGTAACCGCAGCACCAATGCAACACGTACTGACATCCAGATCCTTGAGTCCTACGGCATGTCCAACCAGTCACCTAAGGCAAACCCGCCCGTTCGTGATCGCATCGCTGCAGTGCAAGCGCTCCTCGAAAACGGCAAAGGTCAGGTCAGGCTCCAGGTGTCAGAAACTTGCAAGCGGCTCATCGAATGCTTAGAGCTGCAGTGCTACACCGAGAAAGGCGACCCCGATAAAGATGCCGGCCATGACCACATGAACGACGCACTGGGCTACCTAATCTGGCGTGAGTTCAACCCGCTGCACGCTGGCGCTGGCCGCAGCACTGGCATCAGGCTCTACTAGGTGCTACGCTCACAAGGCCCAGCAATTCCATACCAAATGCTGACCGGATCTGAACTGCTCGCTAAAGTCAAGGACCTTGGCGACCTCAATAAATCTGACCTTGTGCGTGAATGTGGTTACGTCAAAGGCGATAAGCTTTGCTTCACCCAGTTTTATGAAGCGCTGCTTGAAGCCAAAGGTGTTGAGCTGAGCCCTGCCAAAAAGTTAGGTCGTAAACTCAGCCATAAAGCCAAGGTGCAATTCAACGGCAACTTGATGGTTGGTTCTGCTTATGTCGAACAACTTGGCTTTAAGCCCGGAGCTGAATTTGAAATTAAGCTAGGTCGCAACAGCATTACGCTGACGGCTGCGTAAACTGTTCGCATCGCAGGCGGCCTAATGTACTCCGGCTTTAACGCATACGACAGGCCGCTTGCACGCCGGCAGGTCACCAAGATCAATGATCCCAATACCTCGTGGTACGCCCAAGAGCCACATTGGATCTTGATCGAAGACCTGATGCAAGGCACTTACGGGATGCGCCGCAAGCATCGCCGGTACCTGCCGCAGGAGCCCCGTGAGCTTGATGAGTCCTATGACAACCGTCTAGCACGTAGCGTTTGCCCGCCGTACTATCAGCGCCTTGAGCGGATGCTGGCCGGGATGCTCACCCGTAAGCCGGTGCGGTTGGATGACACCAGCGACACCATCCGTGAGCAACTGTTTGACGTAGACCTGCAAGGCAATGACCTCAACGTTTGGACCTATGAAACTGCACGAAAGCTCGTCCGTTATGGCCACATTGGTACATTGGTGGATGCACCATCTGATGGGGGTAGACCCTATTGGGTGACGTACACGCCACGGCAAATCCTTGGCTGGCGTACTGAATTACAAGATGGCCAGCAGCGTCTTACCCAGTTACGGCTGCTTGAATCGACCATCGTGCCTGATGGGCAATATGGCGAGAAGGCAGTGGAGCAAGTCAGGCTGCTAACGCCTGGCGCGTATGAGCTGCATCAAAAGGATGATCAAGGTGAGTTCCGCGTCATTGACGAAGGCACCACCAGCCTTGACAGCATCCCATTTTCAGTGGCCTATGCCAACCGGCATGGTTACCTGGAGTCGCGGCCACCGCTGGAGGATATTGCCGAGCTGAACCTGAAGACTTATCAGGTGCAATCAGACCTTGACAATCAACTCCACATCAGCGCAGTGCCGATGCTGGCGTTTTACGGGTTCCCGTCTGCTGCCGAAGAGGTATCAGCAGGTCCCGGCGAGGCTATTGCATTTCCTGCTGATGGTCGCGCTGAGTACATCGAACCCGGCGGCAGCAGCTTCGACTATCAGTTCCGCCGCCTAGAGCAACTGGCAGCGCAGATCAATGAACTTGGCCTATCGGCAGTGCTCGGCCAAAAGCTGAGTGCTGAAACCGCAGAAGCCAAGCGTATTGATCGCAGTCAAGGCGACAGCACGATGATGGTCATTGCGCAAAACGTGCAGGACATGATTGACAACTGCCTCCAATACCACGCGCAGTACCTCGGTCAAAACGAAGCTGCTGGTAGCTGTTTGGTAAACCGTGACTTCATTGGTGCACGCCTTGAACCACAGGAAATCCAAAGCCTGCTGCAGCTTTACACTGCTGGCACCATCACCCAAGAAACGCTCCTGCAGAACTTGGCTGACGGTGAAGTGCTGGGCGATGACTTTAACGTAGAGGAGGAGCTTGAGGCAACGGCCAATGCGGGCATGGATCTACAACCTGCTGGACCTGCTAACGGACTGGATGATTCTGATGATGGAAATGATCGAACCGAAACCACCGAGGCAACAGGAGCTTGACTATCACATCTGCAAGTTGCCAGATGAAATCTTGGCCATTGTGCGTGTCACGTGGTATCGAGATGGCAAAGCCGATGAGGTAGATGAAGTGGTGCTGCATGAAGATGGGCAAAATGGCTATGACGCTTTTGCAGCACTGGTGCAAACAGCATTAAAGCAATGCGCTAATGTCAGCATCCGATCTGGGTATGCACCTGAGGATCTTGGCATCTACCAATGAGCACCCCTGCCGCGCTATACCGTAATGCCATTGACCTGAACCGCTATAGCAATAGCGTGGCGCGGCGGATCATCAATGCGTATAACGACATTATCATTGATGCAGTTAATCAACTACGCACCATTGATGACCTAGCGGCACCAGTTAAAGCGGCACGGTTGCGTGGCATCTTGGCGCAACTCAAGGACAGCCTTGGCACATGGGCTGGTGATGCAACCGAATTGACCGCAGTGGAGTTGCAAGGCATTGCGCAGTTGCAGTCTGAGTTTGTGGCAGACCAGTTAGCACGTGCGCTACCTGCTGGTGCTAGGGATGCAGTACGCACTGTGGAGATCAGCCCGCAATTTGCTCAAAGCGTGGTCACCACTGACCCCACACAATTCAATGTGGTTGCATTATCGGATGACCTGTTTGCAGCAGTGCAAGGCGCACCGCAAACATTCAGCCTGACCGCTGCGCAGGGTGCCACCATCACGCTGCCTAACGGTGAGGTGGTGACCAAAGCGTTTCGTGGTATTGCAGTCGATCAAGCCGAGCGGTTTTCGCAGGTGGTGCGGCAGGGCCTGCTCACTGGTGAAACCACGCCGGACATTGCCAAGCGGTTAATTGGTAACTTGCAATTTGGCGACCGCGCCAAGACCGTCAAACAACTCGTTGCAGCAGGTGGGCAGTCAACTGCTGTAGCTGACAATCAAATCGTGACCCTTGTTCGCACTAGCATCAACCAAGTAGCAAATACCGCAAGCCAACAGGTATATGAAGCAAATCAAGACATCACTAAAAAGTATCGCTATGTGGCAACACTGGACACCCGCACCAGCAGCATTTGTCGTGCATTGGATGGTAAAGAGTTTGAATATGGCAAGGGGCCAACACCGCCGCAGCACTTCAACTGCCGATCAACGACAGTTCCAGTGATCGATTACGAGGGTCTAGGTTTCACGCCACCACCACCCGCTAAGCGTGCATCAACTGGCGGTCAGGTGCCAGCAGATCAAACTTATGGCCAATGGCTAGCCAAGCAGCCGCGTGACGTGAAGGCAGAAGCGCTTGGTCCTAGCAAGGTTGCATACTTCAATCGCCTTGCTGATAAGTACGGGCCAACCAACGCCATCGCCAAGCTGGTGCGTGATGATGGCTCTGAGTTAACCTTAGAACAGCTCCGCAAACGATATGGACCTGCCTAGCCTTCGGCATTTCCGCAATACCGGCATCTACAGCGACCCCGTAGAGGCGCTCGTTGGTGAGGCATGGGTGCCAGCGGTTTACACCGATAAAGGCTGGGCAACGGCTGATGGCGCTAGCCTGTTGACAGGTATTCAGGAGTGGCGTGATGCCGCTGAAGCGAGGCAAGTCGCAGGATGTGATCTCAGAGAACATCCGCCGCGAAATCAAGGCGGGCAAGTCGCCAAAACAAGCACAGGCAATCGCCCTCGCCAAGGCAGGAAAAAGCCGCAAGCGGAAAGCTAAGTAGCATTAGAACGTCACTGCATCAAACCAATGCCTGGTCATTACGGCGACATGAAGCCCAAGCCCATGACTTCTAAAGGCACCAAGAAAAAAGGTGGTAAGAAGAAATGAAACGCGGTGACCGTGTTAGCTGGATGTATCAAGGCGTCCGCACCTTCGGTGTTGTCACCAGCATTGGCGGTGAACGAGCAACCATCGCAACGCGTGGTGGTGGTAGCGTCACCCGCGTCGGCGCCAAGGATGATCCCATCGTGCGGATCAAATCCGAGTCAACCGGCAATGCGGTCATTAAAAAACGCTCTGAGTTAAAGTCCGCGCCACGGCGATGATCACCTATCGCGGCGAGCAATTTGAGGGTTACAACAAACCCAAGCGGACACCTAAGCATCCCAACAAATCGCACGCGGTATTAGCCAAAGAAGGCGAAACTGTCAAGCTCATCCGCTTTGGCCAGCAGGGCGTATCTGGCTCACCAGCACAAAAAGGAGAATCAGCAGCAGACAAGGCCAGAAGGGCATCATTTAAAGCACGACACGCCAGCAACATAGCTAAAGGCAAGATGTCGGCTGCCTATTGGGCAAATCGTGAAAAGTGGTAACCTATGCATGTACTTAACCCTGCGGGTTATCCATGTCTGAAGAAAACCAAACCCAAGAGCCTGCGGCT